ATATAAACTACGATAAATACCATATGGAACTTGATGAGTTTGTCTCTGTACAACTTGGATATAACCTAAATGAAGTGGAATATATGTTCCATAATGATAAAACTATTTATGATTTAACTAACGAAATATGAATAAAATAATACTAACTATTGGATTAGTGGGTAGTATGCTCACTCCAAATGAAATTAAAAAAGATGGTACACTAGTACACATAAGTGAGTCTATAATTAATATACAAGATATGACTGGTTGGCTACAACAAGATGTAGATAATGGAATATTAGATGAAAATGTAGCTCAGTATTACTATTATTGGCTAAAACAAACTGAAAAAAGATTAATAAAAGTAGACTCAATATTAAGAATTACAGATTAAATACAATAAGTAATGGATAATAATAATATGAAATATATACAAACAGACAACTTAACAGCAATACTATACCCAGAAGGTGGTAAAAAACTACAAGTATTCAACTGTCACAAATCAGAGTACGGTTGGAACTCAAGAGATTTAATCACCGCATTTTTTGGTGTAAGTGATGAAGAATTTACGTACGAATACGTACAAAAGAAAGTAGGCGAAGTCTATTCTACTTTCAACAACGAAGAAATAGACGAACTAATAAATAAAATAAACAAATATGAAAGCAAAACTAATTAAATTTTGTATAGCAGCATTTGAAGAAAAAATGCTTAAAATATATGCTACTATTATGACTACTATATTCTTATCAATATGGGTACCAACTATGATAATAGCAATTAAAAACGTAATATCTTTTTGGGTAGATTATTTATTTTAATATGACAGAACAAGAAGTAATAGACAAAATATGTGACAGAGTAGTTACAACTTTGTATAACGAGCTAGACTATTATATGTTTGAAGAACTAGGTTATACTGAAACTGACGACAACTATGTCAAAGATGCTGAAAAACTAATAAGAAAAATAATAAAAGAATTAACAGAATGACAGAACAACAAGCAATTGAATCAATCGCTAAAGATATACAGGATGGTATCTACGGTTGGACACAGAAATGTGGCACAGAGTGGCAGAAGTGGACTTATGCACTAATGCAAGCAAGACAAATATATAATGGTGAACTAATAATAGATTTAGAAAATGGCAGTGATTAATAGAGCACATGAGTGGGAAGTAGAATTTGATGGCGAAGGTCTACAAAAACTAGAAGATGCTAAAACATTGAAAGCAGTAATGTTCTTAATGATACAAGAACATGTAAAAAAAATACCGAACGATCAAGAATTAGGCAAAGAAATAAGAAAAATAATACTAAATTTTAATAAAGAAAATGAAAACAATTAAATTTTACCCAAGTGACAGGTCACTTATTAAACTAGACGGAAAACTATACAGAGGTTATACTCTAAATGATGTGCCATATGAAAGAAATGCATGGTTTAACTACAAAGGATTAACATTTGTTACAGACTAAATACGATTACTTATGGATAATATATACATGAATACAACGACAATACAAACAAAAGCATGTAAATGTGGCGAAGAGCTACATCCAGTAAGAATTAAGTACGGTTATAACACCTGTGTTAGCTGTAGCAATGTAGAGCGTTATGGTTGCGCTCCAGTTATCAACCATAAAACTGG